TGTTAAAAATGAAGATTTAAGTCCCGAAGAAATAAAAGAACAAGAAGAGTTTGATAAATTACGACGCCAAGAGAATAAAGGAGATATACCTATTTATATAAGAAAGGGCGGTGGAATGGATGAAAAAACTTTTCTATATAAGGATTTTAAAAGAGATAAAAATGGCGATTGGGTTTATACACAGGAAAAAGGAAGTATAGGCATGCAAATTGCAGAAAGTCTGCGGCCAGGAAAAATTGCTCAACCAACTGCTGAAATACCTGTTTCCAAAAAATGGATAGAGAAGTTAGATAAAATAGAAAAACAAGATCAAAGTGAAGAACAAGTAGCAGAAAGTAAAGCAAGAGCTAAACAAAAAGAATTTTATAATTGGCAAATAGAAGAAATAGAAAAAAACTATGATCCTGAAGGTATTGCTAGTAATACTAAGCTTTGGGCTAATACTCCAAGTGATGGTATTGGGCTACTTAAAGAACTTTATGGTGACCACTTTACATATGAGAGATTAACTGCCTCAGGAAACCCAATAACTGGAAAAACTTTTTATGGAAGAGAGGAGTGGGGAAGGCAAAGCCCGCGAGTAAGGATTACATCTAAAGATGATCCTACTAAAAGTACTATTGTAGATTTTAATCTTAATTTAGAAAAAGAATATCGTAAATATACAAAACAAGGACTTTATGTGGGGCATTTTATGTCGAAAGATGAAAAGGAAAAATATTTAAATATAACTTTAGCAAAAAACAAAGACAATCTTCACAGCTTTTTATTGGAAACTATCTATGGTGATGAAACTACACTAAAACAATTAAACAAAACAAAGGAAGAAAGGAAAATAACTACTGAACAAATGTTTGATGCAGAACTCTTGAAGATTAATCCCGAAAAAATAGAAAAGGAGATAAATGATAAATATAAAACAGGAGAATTATTTCGCGGAGAATATAGAAAAGTTGGTCTAGAAGGAAAAACAAAAGATGAGAAAGGTTTTTTTGACCCTATTACTGTAGTGTCAGATCCGAATACTCCTAGATTTTTTTACGGCCCCAACAGAGATTTATTAATACAAGCTAAAAATGAATTAATGAAAGAATTTGGGCAAAATCATATTTTTAAAAGTGGTAGTATGGGTAATCCGCGCCCACTAAAAGATATAGGTGAATATACCAAAGAATATGTAAATATGCGTCAAGCCTCACAGGATTTTTATCAATGGAGCGACCACAGAGCGTATGATGACTTAACTAGTTACCCTGAAATAACAGAAAGAGCTAAAGAACTTCTTATAGAACAAAGTATTAAAAAAGAATTAGAATCTCAAATAGACGATTTAATGGATAGGGCAGAATCTAAAGATACATCTCAATATAGTAAGTATAAATTAGGTGCTTTAGAGTTAAGTGGAGAGGCAACA